GCTTGATATTCTGGCAAGAGTTTTGTGCTGGCACTTATCAGCGTTTCATTTACTTGCTGGAAAAATCTGGTGAAATTCCAAAGATTACGTTTGAGGATGAAGACGGCAAGAAACAGGCCGTAACACTTCTTCCGTATAATCCTGCATTACGTTCTGCGCAGCAAGAAGACGTGGCGTTGTTTGCCCGCTTTGCACAGATTGGCGCGTCTGCGTTTCCCGAAGAGTGGAAAATGTCTACCGATGGCGCTTCTACGTTGCAGAATATTGCAACCAAGATGGGCGTTGATGATTTGTGGAAACGCCGTGACCCAAAAATGATTGGTGCTGCGATAGCGCAAATGTCGCAGATGATGGGTGGCGCACAAGCAGGAGGCCCTGCAATGCCGCAGGGACAAGCGCCGTCAGCCGACATGGCCGGGCCAGATGCGGCGATGCCAAGACCGCGTTTGTCTGGCGGGGTTGGCGGCGCTTTCAATCCAAAACAAATGGCCTCTGCCGGGCCGCAAGTGGGGCCATTCGGTAAATGATACCTGACGATGTTGTGATTGAAGACTTGAAGCGATTGGGCGCGCATGGAGAGGCCGCGTCGCTTTGCCAATTCTTACTGAAAGAAATGATGACACTGACGCCGCCTAACTCAGAAGGCGGTGCGTTTTGGTGGCGCGAAGGTCGCCGTAGTTTGGCGGCAACACTCATTCAGTTGTTAGAATTGGAAGAATACAGGCATGACAGACGAAACGACGCAGCCGAACTTATCAGAGGCCGCAGCAACAACGTCAGAAACAACTCAGGGTCAATCCCAAGAAGGCTTAACAACTCCTGAAAAGCCAAGTTGGCTTTGGGACGACAAGTATTATGACGCGACGAAAGGCGTCAAATACGAAGAGTTAAGCAAAGACGCAAAAGAAGTATTTGACTTTAAGGCGAAGCTTGAAGCTGACGCCGCTGCGCGCAAAGCTGAAATGCCAGCTAAAGCTGACGAGTATGGCTATGCGCCGGAAGACTACAAGCTTCCTGAGAATTACAAATTAGATAAGTCAAGCCCGATGTGGAAATTGCTTCAAGAGGAAGCGTATTCCAAGGGCATGACAAAAGCGGAATATAATTCGCTGGCGACGAAGTTTATTGAAGCTTCTAATGCGCACCAAGACGCTTACGTTAAGCAGATTAATGCGCATAAAGGCGAATTGATGAAGCAATTAGGTGATGATGCAGACATGCAAATTTCATCACTGAAAACTTTCTTCAAAAGTTCGTTCGGTGACAAAGTTGCTGAACAATTAAACGAAACCCTCTGGACGCCCGATATAGTTCGGTCTTGGCAGAAAGTTCAGAAAGCTATCACAAGTCAGGGCGCGGGTTCGTTCTCTGGCTTGGGACGTGACGGCGCTAACGGCGGCGACGACGCGGATTTTGCGAAGCTATCTTTCGTAGACAAGTGGCATCGCAGAGGCAACCAAGACCGCCGAACTGGCTAAGAGGTAAACAAAAATGGCGACGATTGTTTCGGGTGTAACAAACCCGATTACACTCCTTGAATATGCGAAGACTATGGAACAGGATAGTCCTACCCGTATCTTCGTAGAAAACATGGCGGCAGAGAGTGACCTTATGTCATCTATGCCGTTTCTTCCTGCAATGAACGGTAAGCGCGCTTACATGGATATTGCGAATGTTCCATCTGTTGGTTTCCGTGGTCTTAATACGGCTGGCGGCGAAGCAACTGGTCACTTTAACCTTCGTGAAGAAGACACGTTCTTCGTTGACGAATACGTCAAAGTTGACCGCGCAATTATGGACAGACTTGGCCCTGACCATGAAGCACGTCAGATTAAGCTTAAAACAACTGCCCTTGCGCAGATGTTTACTCAGTCTTTCATCAAGTCTGACAACGACCTTAACCCAACTGCGCCGAATGGTATTCAAGCGCGCTGCACGAACCTTGCGACCAACGCAGGAACGGGCGGCAACTTGTATAACAACTCAACGCAGGCGGGAGGCGGCCCTTTATCGCTTGCTAATCTCTCAATCCTTTATTGGTTGGTGAACAAGCCTACGCATTGGCTAATGCCTCGCGGCCTTATGCCTTACCTTGATGCGGCTGCGCGTAACTCGACCGTAACGAACAACACAGTTGTTTATTCGGATGACAAAGACCCGTTCGGTCGCCGCGTGATGAAGTTCAATGGCCTGCCAATTCTGTTCGGCTACGAACCAGATGACAGCCCTGACATGCTTCCGTTCAACGAGGTTGGCGCTGGCGGCGGTGCTGCACAGACGGCATCTGTTTACTGCATCAGCCTGCGTGATGGCGGTCTGTATGGCATTGAACAAACGCCTCTCACGGTTCGCCCTGAGGGTCAGTTGATTGGTGCGCCTTTCAACTCCACGCATATTAAATGGGACTGGGGTATTGCCCGCGAACATCCACGTTCAGTTGCGCGCCTTACGTCTATCACTGCTGCGACCATCGTAGCGTAACTGGATAAGAGGAGAATTTTAACATGGCACTCGGCCCTTGGATTGGTAATAACGGCGCACCTATGCCGTTTAATCCGCCAACGAAAGTCGGAACATTTGATGCGGCTACCTGTTTTACGGGTGGCACGACGCCTCAGACGTTTGCGGCTTCTGGCTTCTTTACGTCTGGTGGAAACCCTGTTCAGCTTGATGTTGGCCCCGGCTTGTTCGATGGCTATTTCATCATTGATTGGATTAGCCGCAAACAGACCGCTGGCACTGAGGAATACACTGTGTATCTTCTCGGTTCTAACGACCCTAACTTTGCCGCTGGCAATGTTGAGTTGTTGACGGTGCAGGATTTTGGCGCGTCGCGTACTGCGCTTGCCCCATCTTTCCTTGCCGCTGGCGCAAGCCCTGCCGTGACGACGGGTGAAACCGATTACATTCCAGTTCTGAATTTCCGTTCTGGCATTGTATATCGTTATATCCGCGCTGGCATGGACATTAACGGAACTGCGCCTAACGCAGTTTGCAATGCTTGGTTAACTTACGACGCAGGGTAATAAATGTCAGCTAAATCGAACTGGATTAAGTTCTATTATCGTGACCCGGAAAACGGGAAAGTAACGGAATACGAGGGTTATGCGATTGATGCGCATGACGCCGTAAGGCGCTTTCCCGACCAATACAGCCTTACCCCTAAGGTTGAGGAAAAGACTGCACCAAAGCAGTCTGAACCGTCAATTCGTAAAACGGTTTAAGTAAGGGTTATGAGTTAGGGGCCGGGAGAAATTCCGGCCCTTTTCCTAGTGCGTTTAGCCGGGAAATGTCGCGGTTTAATTTACCGCCATGACAAATGAACCTAACCTTCGCGTCAGTCAGTCTTCGCCGCAAGGCCAAGTCATTCCTCAATCTGATAAGCTGACGATTGTTAATCAAGCCCTTGTCAATACGGGCAACAATACCGTCAATGTTTATGACGACGCTTCATCAGAATGGATAGTTTCAAACAGCGCCTATGAACAATGGGTGCCATTACTTTATTATCGTCGCAATTGGAATTTTGCGACTTCATTTGCTGAAATGCTACGGGCTGGCGATAGCCCATACCCTGGCATGACGGATGCTTTTTTTAAGCCTGCCGATTGTATGTTTTTGCAAAATGTTTGGCGCACAGAAGAAATAAAAAGATTTGACGAGACGATACCGCCAAAGGTTCGTCCTCCTGAGGGTCTATATCCTCCAAAACTGCAAATTAAAGTATTAGATGATAAGGTTCATACACGCGCACCATATGGCGCTTATTGCCAATACACGCCTTTCCCTCAAACAAATGACCCTTGGTCTTTGGGCTTTGTTGCTGCGCTTCGTTTAAAGATTGAGGCGACGCTTTATCGTTCGTTGAATGAGGATATGCAGGCCGCCAGCGCCGTTGAGAAATACGCCGAAGAGATATTGCAAGAAGCTGTTTCCAGAGACGCGCAGGAACAACCCGGAAAAACGATGTTTCGGTCGCCTCTTTGGGAAACGCGGTGGCGTCGTAGAATTGGTGGATATTGGCGGTGAGTAAGGCCGAACTTGATATTCAAGTAGATTTTACGGGCGGCCAGATTAACGAGGCTGCCCTTCGTCGCAACGACTTGCCTGCCTATAAGACGGGCGGCGAGATTGTGCAGAATTGGCGTGCATTATCGACGGGCCAGATTATACAGCGTCCGGGCCGTAGCGTTGTGCATTATACGGATTGCAGGCGTGGCGAGTATTTTCGTGTCTCGACGGGACAAGAGTTTATTATTCGCTTTGGCGATAATCGCGTTGAGATATACGATTTGCTTGGAAACTTTATATCAGGTCAGACGGATGCAACTCGGTTGCCTTGGACAAACGCAACAGTCAATAGCATTGTTTGGTCGCCAGCTTCCGACAACATTATTATTTGTTATCGTGACCCTAATACGGGTGCGACAATTCTCCCTTATTGTTGCTTTTGGAGTAGGACAACTCTTACATGGTCTTACGGCGACTTTGCTTTTGATAAAAGCGGCGGCATTATTCAACAGCCGTTTTATCGTCGTTCCTCGTTAGGTGTTGTTCTTTCATATGCAGCAACTACTGGTAAAGGCGTAGAAGTTACTGCCGCGAATGTTCCTGCGGGTGAGACTGTTTTTACGCCTAACATGGTTGGACAATATCTTTCGATTGTTGGTCAGCAATGCAAGATTGCTTCATACATAGACGATAGGCATATAACGGTTGATATTGTTGAACGCTTGCCAGATAGCGTTGAAATATTTGTAGATAATCCTGAGAATTTTTATCCGGGTCAAATTTGTTCGACGACCAATTCTAATGTCAAGTTAGAAGTTGGTTCTGTTAATTTGGATAATAAGTGCGTGATTGGCATTATGACTAATCAGCTTATATTCAATGCAAACCTTTATCCTCAAGCGACAAGCGATTATCTTGTTGGGCCTAATGGCGAAAGCAAGATGACGAATACGCCTGCATATGCTGCGCCGGGTAGTCCGACGCTGCAATGGGCGGAAGCGTTTATGTCGCCTATTAACGGCTATCCTGCATCTGTGTCTTATGACCGTGACCGCGTTGTGTTCACCAATTTTGAACAAGCGCAGAACGCTATTCTATGGTCAGCCATTGGCGACCCGTTTGGTTTTTGGGTTGACAGTGTTGCGGCTGGCAACAATCCGTCTGCGGGAAGTAACGCAAACTCGTCAATATTTGAGTTAATCGCTGGCTGCCCTCAGATATATTACGTTCTTGGTTGGCAGCAAGGTCAGTTTATTTTTACGTTTCGTGGCGTATATTTTCTGCCTGTATCTGCGCAGTCACCATTGCAGCCGGGACAATTGTTTTTTGAAAAGATAGCGGATGACGGTATTTCCAATATTCGTCCAGTTACAATTCAAGATGCCATTCTTTTCGTAAACCAAGGCTTGAACCGCGTTGGCGCTATTCGTGCGACAGGTTCATTGACGCGCCCGTTCTTGGCGATGGATGTTGCCGACCTTCACTATGATTTGTTTAACAATCCTGTCTTTCTTGGCATTACAACTGGCGACGGCCAGCGTCCAGAAAGATACGTTTATGTTGTGAATGGCGATGGCAATTGTGTCGTTGGTAAAGCTGCATTTGGTGGCGATGGTCAGCCTATGTTTATTGGATGGGCGCCTTGGAAAAGCCAAGGCAAGACTGAGTGGGTAACGACAAGAGGTTCTGAGGTTTATTTTACTAATTCATATCCAAAGAATGGCGGGGGAATATTTTATTCCGTCGAGGTTGAGAGTAGTAATCTTTATTTTGATTTTGCTTTGCTTGTTAATCAAGATAACGGCAACGCTAATCCGCCTCCCGGTAAAGGCCCGTTTTATATGTTGCCTGCCGGAACAATTGTTTCTTTGATTAACGGCGTCCAAGACTTGGGTGATTATCCGATTGACGCGAATGGCTTTGTAATAACGGGGCCTAACGTCGAAGCGGCAATCTTGCCTAATGTTGTAGGTGGGTTGTTTACTGAAAGTATATTTCAGCCTTATTCGTATTTTGACCGTGTTGGTGACAGGACAAAGCGCATTGGCATTAATCGTATTTATGCGAATGTTCTTAATGCTACTGACTTTACGATTAACAATAAGGTTTTTACGACAAATCAATGGGGTGAGACGCAACCGACGCAGCCTCAATTGTTAAGTGGTGGTTATCGTATTCGCAATCTTGGGAGAGGGTGGAAAGCACCTTCTCAATTAATCAAGCATAGGCCGGGGCCGATTACAGTTTGTGAGTTTACGTTGGAGGTAAGCAACTAATGGGTGTCGGGGCTGGTGCAATTGGCGGCGTGATTGGCCTTGCTGGTTCTGGCGTATCAGCTATGGGCCAGATGCAAAAGGCCAACATAGAAGCAAAGAACGCTGAAAACCAAGGCGTGATGCAGGGTATGCAGGCCATGTGGCAGGCGGGTCAATTAAACATTGACGCTGCAATGCAAGACCTTAATGCAACGCAGACTGACCTTTATTTGCGCCAAAAGAATTACGAACAAATGGGGCAGATAAACGCCGTCGTTGCAATGACGGGTTCTGATTACGATAGCCCGTCTAATAACGCTGTTAAGAATAGGTTTGAGACATTGAATGATAATCAGCGTGAAAATGCTGATTGGAATTATCATATGCAAGCTGAACAAGACCGCAACATGGCGCAAATCGCATTGCTGTCTGGCATGATTAATATGTCACTTGCGCAGGAAAACGCTGGCGCAATTAGAAGCGGCGGCAGGATGAGTGCCATTGGCGGTATGCTTGGTGGTCTTGGCGGTTTATTCGGATAAAGACAATGGACTTATTTGGACAGAATACTACTGGTTTGCAGTTATTGCAGTATAAGCCGCCAGAACCGCCGGAAGGTGTGTGGCGCGCAATTGCACAACAAAAGACGACCGCTGGCGCAGAGGGTATGATTGCAATGGGCCACGGCATATCAAGCCTTGGCGGTTCAATTAAAGGCGCGCTGGATAAACAAGCTAAAGAAGCTGAGAATAGCGGCGAACAAAACATTTCATTTATGCGGAACGAACAAGGCAATCTTGTTCCCACGTCATCTGGCGATGGTGGATTTTTGTTTGGCGCAAATGGGCCAAGCAATACCGATAGCTGGTCGCCATTTAACTTATTTAATATGGGGCCGCAGGAACACGGAACCGCTGGCGCGATTGGAACGGCTGGCCCAAAAACTGGAGCAAATGTCGCGTCAATGGCTAACGCGCAAAATGTCAGCAGCATTTATGCGGCCAATTCACTTATTGGCAATGAAATACAGCAAAAGCGTCAGCAATTTGAAGGCGACCCGGAGGGCTTCAAGGGTTGGTTTACGCCTTATGCGGAGCAACTAAGAGATAGTCTTGGCGGTAAGCAAGGTCTTGCTGTTTATAACGCGGCATGGCAGCATTTTAATCAACACTATCCTTCGATGGTGTCGAATAAATTTACGCAAGACACAGACAATCAGTGGGACACAATCGGCGCTGGCATTAAGGCTGACACAAAAGACTTGATGGAATATGCGCGTCAGTTTCCCGGTTCATTTGAAGACTTACAAAAAAGCGGCCCGTATAAGAAAGTAGCGGCTGGTTATAAGTCTCTTAATCTTAACCCTGTTTTTAAGGGTAAGATGAATGACGGCACATTAGCCGACACAATGAACAATCTTAACAATGACCTTAGGCTTAGTCATGCTATTGGCACTGGTCAACGCATTGTTCAAGAACAAGGGTTAGATGCGGGTCAGCAATGGGCTGTCGATAATTATCGCAATAAGGGAAAAGATAAAGAGTTTACTGCTATCTACAATTCTTTAGGTTTTCAGACAGACCAGACAAAGAACTGGATAGCCAATAACAAGTCTGTT